CGGAACGCTGCGCGGCAATGAAGAAATGATGGACAGCTACGGCTTTCCACTCTGGTGCGACTGGGCACGCAACGCTGTCGCCAACAACCGTGCCGTCAACAAGGAGAGTTCCTTCAACGTGCGCTCTACCGCGCGCGATCTCTTGCGTGGCTGGGCGCGTCGCATCATCCGCGACGATCTCACCGATGCGCTGCTGTCAATCCCGACCGCCAGCATTCAGACCAACCGCCTGGTCTCGCCAGGCAACCGGGTCAACGGTGTGAAGTGGACCAATGCGACCACGGCACAGAAAAACTCCTGGGTCGCTGCCAACCAGGACCGCACGCTGTTCGGCAACGCGATCGGCAACAACTCGACCACGTTTGCGACCGCGATCGGCAACGTCGACGCCGTCAACGACAAGATGAGTGCTGCCGTCGGCTCGCTCGCCAAGTCGCTCGCCAAGCAAAGCGGCGTGTCGCCGTCCAACCCCGGTGTCTACAACGGCAGGCCCAAGATCACGCCCTGGGAGATGCCAGAGACCGACGAAGAGATGTATGTCTGCTTCCTCGGCGATCGTGGCTTTGCCTCGCTGCAAGGCGACCCGACCATGTACCAGGCGAACCGCGACGCACGCGCGCGGGAAGGCAATCCCGTCACGTCGAACCCGATCTTCACGGGCGGCGCGCTGATGTACGATGGAATATTGTATAAAAATATTCCCGAGATCACGCAGCGGTTGCTGCTGGTTGGTGCCGGCGCCGGCCCGGTCGACGTCGAGCCGTTCTTCCTCTGCGGCCAGGCGGCAATGGGCTATGCGATGGGCCAGATGCCGCGCCCGACCACGCTGGAAGATGGTGACTATGAGTTTGTCACCGGTCTCGGCATCGAGTGTCAGCTCGGTGTTGGCAAGATCGCCAAGGCCCCGATGATTGGAAGCCTGGCGCCATCGAGCGACCTTGGCACCCTCGTTGACTGGGGCATGGTGACCGGCTTCGTCGCCGCTCCGACGCCCGCCTGATCAATCGCGCTCGCTGGCTCACAGCGGGCGCTTTTTCTTTTCCTCACACTTAAGGGACACCAGCCATGGCAACTCGCAGGGCTTATACTCAACCACAGCAGGGCAGCAACGCCTTCGCCCGCACCAAAAAGGTGTACGGCGTCGCCATTCTTCCCATCCTCGCTGCCGACGTCGGCACCATCAACAACGTGGTGACGTGCTTCATCGTGCCAAAGGACTTCGTCATCCAGACCATCACCTTCACGGCACCGTCGCTGGCGGCATCGGCGCTCACCCTATCGATCGGTGACGCTCTGAACACCGCACGCCTGGTCTCGGCCTCGACTATTGGCGTGGCCGGCGGCACGGTCACAACCTTGGCGGCTGGCGGCCAATACTACCAGTATCCAGCCGACACCGAGATCCAGCTGCTGGTCGCCGCCGCAGGCGTCACGCCAGCCGCCGGCAACATCACCAACTTCTACCTGGAAGGCTTCATCGTCTAGGCGTCGAGCGGTCCCGGTGGGACCGCTCATTTCACATGAAACAACGGCATCGCAATTGCGAGCCTGGAGGACAGCACCATGACCCAGAAAATCAGCGTGATCTACAAGGCGCCTGAGGGCGACAGCAAGGTGACGGAAGCTTTCGGCCACACCTTCTTCGACGGCAAGGCGGAAGACATCGAGGTGTCCGATCGGATCGCCGAGAAGATCAAGAACAACCCGGTGTTCAACCCTGGCGGCAAAGGCGCGCCGAAACCCCACGAACAGCCCCACGACCAAGACGGCGACAAGAAGCACAAGTAAATGCCGCTCTCCCACACGTCAGACGAGCTGATCAACAAGGCCGCGGCGATCCTCGGGCGCTATGTGCCTGGGGAGGCCCTGGGCGCGGTCGAGCATGACACCATCGACCGCTGCATCGATGACGTGTTGGAAGAGGTCGGCAAGATCATCACCATTGTCGACCGCAACGAGATCCCGAACCTGTTGTTCGAGACCGTTGCCAGGCTGGTGGCAATCTACGCTGCCGCGGAATTTTCCAACCAGCCGGTCGACCTCGGCATCGTCAACCAGCACGAAGCGCGGTTGCGCTACCTGATCGCGCAGACGCCGACCTACGAGGTTTTGACGACGGTTTACTTCTGATGGTGGACATCCCGTTTCCCGTTCTCAACGCGCCAGGGAGGCTTCCCCAGGCCGCGGGAGGCCGCCTGATCAATTGCTACCCGGAACAGCTGCCTGCCACTGCCGGCAAGCCCTACGCTTACTGGCGCACGCCGGGATTACGTCCCTGGGGAACGTCGGGCGGCTCGAACTATCGCGGCGCGCTGCTGGTCAACAATCTCCTCTATGTGGTGATCGACAACACGCTCTGGCAGTTTTCGCCAGGTGGCGGCGCCGGCACCGCGATCCCAGGCACAGTCCCCGGCGAGAAGCCGGTGACGATGGCGCGCAACAACGCGACCACGCCCGACGTCGTCATTGTCTCCCCTGGTGAGGGCGCGGTGATTGTCGCCTCCGGGGCGATCGCGGCCTATCCGGTCGGGAGCGGCGGCGCCACCGTGGGGCAACCGAACTCGGTGGTGTTCCATCGCTCGTTCTTCATCTTCACCTATGGCGACGGTCACACCCAGGCCTCGGACCCGAACTCGCTCAACATCAACGGCCTGAACTTCGCCAACGCGGAGAGCAAGCCCGACACGCTCTACCGCGCCATCCCGCTCGGCAACGGCCAGCTGCTGTTGTGCGGTTCCGCCTCCATGGAAGTGTGGGGCGGCGAGAACGACACCGGCTATCCCTTCTCCTATATCGCGACCATTGCCCGTGGCATTGTCGGCCCATCGGCGATCGCCGGCCATGACGACGGATTTGGCAAGGGGATATTTTTCGTCGGTGACGACGACAAGGTCTCGACGCTGACCGGCTACACACCGACCCCGATCTCGGTGCCGGATCTCGACCTCTTGATCGAGGCGGAACCCGACCGGACCCAGATCACGGTGTCGGTCTATGTCAGTGAAGGCCACGGCATGGTCGCGGTCCAGGGGCCAGCCTGGTGCTGGGAATACGACACCACGCTGCAGCAATGGCATGAGCGCAAGTCGCACCTGGTCGACTACTGGCGCGGGCTTTTTCCGGTCAACGCCTTCGGGTTCTGGATCTGCGGCGATCAGAACAGCGGCAACCTCGCCGTGATCGACGGCAAGACCAATGACGAGTTCGGCGATCCCCTGTTGATCACGATCGAGACCGGGCCGCTCGGTGCGTTTGCAAAGAAGATCCGCATCAACGCCATTGAACTGTATTTGACCAAAGGCGTCGGTGTCGCGACCGGCCTCGACCCATTGCAGACCGATCCTGACATCTCGATCCAGATCTCGCGCGATGGTGGCATGACCTGGTCGCCGCCGCGCTTCGTCAAGGTCGGCAAGCAATCCCTGACCGACGGGCGGGTGCGCGCGGCGATCTGGGGCCAGGCGCAAAACCAGGGCGTGCGCTGGCGACTGAAAGAAAGCGCCTCGGTGAGTTTTGGGTTTATGGGCGCCGATATGGCAGTGGATGCGCTGCGATGAAGATCACGCTGCCTTCACAACTCGTCCAGGTCGATATCCCCGAAGGCGTCGACCCGATCTGGTTTGAAAAGTTTCAACAGCTCACAGCGTTCGTCAATCTGTTCTCCGACATCAACTTCGCGGCAATGACGACGGGGCAAGTGTTGATCTGGAACGCGACCACGAAAAAATTCACGGCGGGAGCCAACTGAGATGGCCGGATTTTTTGACACGCTATTCGGCGGCGGCGCCGAGAAGGAAGCGGCAGATGCCAACCGGCAACAGCTGGGGATCTATGGTCCAGAGGCGCAAAACTTTCTGACGCAAGGCTACAATACCGGCGTCGGCAATCTCAACAGCGCGATCGGGGCTTTTTCGCCGCTCTCCACGCTCGGCCAGAAGTATGGCGGCGCCACCGACATGTATCTCAACTCGCTCGGCCTCAACGGCCCAGCTGGTACCACGGAAGCGCAGGGTGCCTTCACCAACAATCCCGGCTATACCGGAGCGGTCACAGCCGGCCTCGATGCGATCAACCGCAGGCGCGGTGTGATGGGCATGTCCAACAGCGGCAATGCCGACATCGACGCTCTGACGTTCGGGCAAAACCTTCAGAACCAGCAATATCAGAATTGGCAGAACCAGCTTGCCGGCGCGGGTCAAACCGGCGCCGCACTGATCGGCTCGGCAGCCCAGGGCCAGGGCACCGGCTACACCAACCTGGCGAACCTCGCCAACACCAATGCGCAGAACCAGGTCGGTGTTGCCGGCAATGTTCTGAGCGGCAATGTCAACGCCAACAATCTACAGGCGGCGGGCGAGGCCGCAGG